GTTTCGGTAGATAAGGTGCTTATGTCATGTCGTACTATTGTAGGCAGTATTGATAAGGGTAGGGATGTAATTACAGAACCGTCTTTATCTGCAAATTCTAATTTTTCTGACGGTAAGCTTACGAATGCACAGGTTGCAATAAGGAAGAAAATGGATGAGATCCGAGACAGGACTGAGAGTAAGGGCGAGAAGAGGCAGCGGATAGAAAGAAAGGATGAGAAGCGAAGGAGGGCAAGGAAAGCGAGAGAGGAAGCTCGTTTTAGGAGAATGCTTGATCGAGAATTGAAGGAAAGGAAAGAAGCGGAGTTATTGGCCCATCTGGAGTGGCTAAAGGAAGAGGACCGTAAATTTAGAGAAAATAATTATCCTAAAGATTTTATAGGTGCAGATGGATACAGGTTCACAATTTGGGTACCGAAAGATAAGAGTATGCCATTTGATATTCCAGAACCTTACAGGAGGGGATTTATTCCACCTGCACGATCATTAAAGGGAATATCTCACAACCCAGTAAAACCAAATGGAAACTGCTAGTTTTATACCGAGAGAGAACGAGGATACTCTTCGTGCTGAGAATCAATTGCGAGGGAGGATAGAAAAGTCATGGAATATAAAGATGGAAAAGCTGCCGACTACATATTCTCTGGATTATGCGATTAAGAAGGGAGAGGAGGTAAAAGGCTTTATTGAGCTAAAATGTCGGACACATATTTACGGCACCTTTGATACCTATATGATATCATTAAAGAAATGGAATGCATGTAGGGAGATCCATGCTACTAGTCACTTAAAGACATTTCTTGGGGTTGGGTTCACAGATGGTGACTACTGGTTGGATACGGCCAGTGTGACTGACTTTTCAGTAAAGATGGGGGGTCGTAGTGATCGAGATTGGACGGTGGATAGAGAACCGTGCGTATTTTTCAATATACAATATTTTAAGGAGTTTAAATGAAGACAGAAAAAGAATTGGCAAATGAGTTGGGTATTGATCGTAAGATGCTGGCTGGGTGGAGAAAGGACGGTATCGTTGCGACTAGTAGCTGGGTAAAGATTAGTAATCAGATTACATATCATGAGGAAGGTGAGCATGAGGTAAGGAATATTGTACAGAGGGAACTTTGTGCGGATGAATTATCTGAACCGCTACCAGAACCAGATGGCCCACAGGAGATGAAGATTACTAAGATCCCATTGAATCCAAAATTGGTCATGTGTGGAGACACACGGGTTAGGGTGAGAGAGAATAAGAATTTTTTAATTGGGATGAAACTTAATGCTAGGCCGCCTGCAACTGGTGAGCAGGTTTGGGTGATGGTAGGAAGATGTCCCAGATGGCGAGGAAAATACTAATGAGTAGAGAAAGTGAAAACATTGTTTCCCAATGGGAAGAGCAAAAACGCATGGGAAAAGAGAAAACACAACTTGAGCAAATTTTGATCAAAATGGTGAAGGCACCTGCACCCAAGAAAAAGGCACCCAAGAAAAAGAAATGAATTTTATAGAATTACCAGATACAAATATAACGGTTAATCCGCTTGCAGTTGCATATATTGATGACCGAATTGAAGACGGTGGCGAATCTGACGGTGGATGTATATTGCACCTAGTAAATGGGCAAAAGTTGATAATTACGGGTGACGATGCAAATGCAATTATTTATGAGAACGATACAGAAAATCATAATACACCTATTGTCGATGCCGTTAATAATTTGAAAGAAATCCAAGAAGAGCTTTCTGCAAATTTATGTGGAAGAATGGATGATTTGATTCGTTCAATTAGCAAATCATGATCCAGCCTACACCACATCCATATTTTCGGCTGCCTACGCAAAAGGAAGCTTTGGCAATGGGGCCAGAGAGATTGAGTGAAGTGCTGGATAAGAGAGAAGAGGTAATCCAGCAATCAATCAAAGATCCTTTTCACCATGGTATTGAGCCAGATCACTGGAAGATGGCAGATGAAGAGTTCGCTAAATGTGATGAACTTCTCATTTTGGGAGGGAATAGGAGCGGAAAAAGCGAATTTGCAAGTAAAAGAGTAGTAAAGTGCATAAATGATATTCCAGAAGCGAATGTGCTTTGTATGCATACTACCGCCAGCACTTCGATTGAGCAGCAGCAGCAATATATCTGGAAGTATATCCCCAGCGAATGGAAGGCAGCTAAAAAGGGTAAGGTTACAAACATGACTTTTTCTAAGAAGGGCGGCTTTACTGAATCATGTTGCGTTGCTCCTAACGGTAGCCGCATCTTTTTCCGTAATTACTCGCAGAACTTGGATTCTGGTATCTTGGAGGGTTCAGAATGGGACATGGTATGGATGGATGAGCTTTGCGGTTTGGACCATGTGCAGAGTTTGCGGTTTAGATTGGTGACCCGTGCGAAAAGACCAGCACCGAATTATCCAGATGGATATCCTTGGCGAGGCATGTTGATAACATTTACACCCGTGACTGGATATACACCAACCGTCCGAGAATATTTGCAAGGTGCAACAATGGAAAAGTGGGATTGGGCCGATGAGGATCTTCTGGAGAGGGAAAGAGTACCAATTGTTGAGCAGCCGATCAAAGAAAACGCTAAAATTATCTATTTTTGGTCCCAGTGGAACAAATTTAATGATTACAACCAGTTAAAGCGGACCTTACGGTCAGATCCTAAGACAAAAATTTTGATGCGAGCGTATGGGCGGCCAACTAAGGTCCAATCTGGCCAATTCCCTCGTTTTTCGGAGGCCCATCTAGTAACTGACGAACAAATCCCCAAGGAGGGCACTAATTACATGATATGTGACCCATCTCACGGGAAAAACTGGGTTGTTATCTGGGTAAGGGTTGCCAAGGATGGAAAATGCTATGTTTACCGAGAATGGCCGAGCCAAGTGGAGCCAGTAAAAGGTTTTGGATTCCTCGGAGAGTGGGCCGTAAGCGGAAAGAAGGTAGACGGTGACAAAGGACCAGCACAGGAACCATTAGGATTTTCTCTTAGCAGATATAAGGAATTGATCGAGGATGCCGAGAAGGATGAAGAAATTTTCCTGCGGATCATGGATAGTCGATTTGGATCTTCTCCTACTCCAACAAAATCTGGAATAACTACCCTCATTGACCAAATGAGCGACATTGGCCTACATTTTGAGCCAAGTATTGGTGTAAGAATTGAGGAAGGTGTTACCATGATCAATGATTTGCTAGACTGGGATGACGAAGAGGAAATATCGGCTATTAATTGCCCCAGATTATATGTTCACAAAGACTGCAAGAACCTTAGATTTGCACTGGCAACATGGACAGGGAAGGACGGGCGGCATGGAGCCTGCAAGGATTTCACTGATGTCTTACGCTATTTTTGCCTATCTGGACCAACCTATTTGGACCCAAATGATGCCATTATAAGCCAAGGTGGGGCTTATTAGGTATAGCTTACTACAGATTACTACAGAGTTGTATAGCTTACTACAGATTACTACAGAGTTGTATAGCTTACTACAGATTACTACAGAGTTGTATAGCTTTGTGTAGTCCACCTTATTCCACCTTATTCCACCTAAGTCCACCTAAGTCCACTTTAGATTTTCAAGGACTATGACACGGGAAAATTATTATTTATCTTGCTTTACGCATCCCAATAAACTAGTTTAAAAATATGAACAATCAATTCTTACATCAATCCGACATTGACGAAGTGGTCAGTGAGTTACTCACACACTTTCAATTCAATCTAACCTCACGATCAACGGTTCACGAAATAGCAGATAAGGCTCAAGAAATCTTGATTGATAATCACCTGCCAGATCGCAGATCACTCGCAATCGTTATCGCTAAACAAGCAAAGGCCCGTTTTGTAGGCCAAATCGAATCCACCAAAAATCAAATACTATGAGTTTTGACAAAGACAACTGGGCCGTACCAACTGGCCTTTCACGCAAGGCCCGTAAGCTGGCCTTGGCTTTAGCTAAGTTGGCTAAAGAACGCAACTGGAACGCTGGCCAGAAAGTTTTCTGGTCCCCAAAGCAATGGAGAGATAAGGGTGAATCCTATGGCCGCAACTCGGCATTGGTTATTCTCCATGAAGGTGGAGATCATGCACCATTCTTTTCACTAGATCATTCTTATTATAGTGGATCTTACAACCAATATGAGGAGCAAGTCAGATTTCTTAGCGAATACGGTTTCTGGGTTGAGGGTCTCTACACATGGAGCAGTGCGATATATGAACATTGATAAAATTAATGCAAACATCCTTTGGGAATGGAAGGGTGAGAAGGAATACCAAGAGACCAAGCAGGCCATTATAAATGACCGCAAGCGGCTACAAAAGTTTGCCAACCGTGTAGCCAGCCGCAAACGGTCCTGCCTTAAGGATCTGGATGCATGTAAATTATTTCTTAATACCCTTATCGAGAATGAGAAATACTTTGAGCAAATCAAAGAGATCCGAGCCAAAGCAAAGCTTGTGTCATAAATCTATTTGTCACTTGCTTATTGTAATACAAAATATAAGATAAAAACTATGACTACTTCTACTTTTCACAATCCACTTAAATGCCCCTATCAATGGGAATCTGGTTACCCTCAAGGGGTATCTATCGCATGTGGCGGCAATGAGCGGCCCCAGCAAATCGCAGGCAAGTGGTACATCTATGTTTGGGTATCAACTCCCCAAGTCCACCAATATTACTGCTTCAATGATGATTTGTTCTACTCGGACAAATACTTTGAGGAAAACATCCGCAACCTATGACCATATACGATCACCTCATATTAGTCGGTCCTGCAATAGCAGTGACCATCTTTTTATTCACCATAGCAAAGGGCATTTTCAATGACTGATATTCCACACTTACCAAATTCCCCAGAGGAAGAGATTGCATATGCCAAGCAGCAATCTTTTATTGAAGAGTGGGAAAAAGATATAGCTAGGCAATCGACACAAAAGGTGGATGTGCCGAAAAACAAAAGTTTTATCGACATGACTTTAACGGAACTTAACAAAATTATAAAAAATGAAGACTGAAATCTTACAACGGGTATGCGAGATCTTAGCAGTGCCTATCTTGGTTGGTCAAAAAGATGAGTTTGTTATGAAGATCTGCAAAGACATTGCTAACGGAAATATCGTATTGATTGATAGCAAAAATCATAGCATTTGCTCATTGCATCCCAATAAGCAAAAGATATAGTGATGGGATATGACCGAGGAAACCAAAGACAAACCTACACTGGGATGGGGTGGGCCAAGACCAAATCAAACTGGCCGCCCTCCATTGCCAGAAGAAATGAGACGAGTGCAATTACGCGCCCGTGTTTTACCAGAAACCAAATACTTTTTAGAAAAGGATAATGAGAGCATGGGAAAGGCCATCGATAAACTTGTTCGACTACGCAAGCGAAAAAAAATGAGTTGACGGGTTGACCGTCTGACACTATTTCCTGCAATGGCAGGAATATATGAACCTAAAACGGCCTTATTGAGGCGAAGAGAGGTCATGGATTGGTTGGGACTTGCGGACCATGAAATGACCAACCTCATTAAGGACGGTGTAATTAAGCCCAAGTACTTTCGTGAAGGTGCAAGGGCTTTTTTTGTTAAACGAGAGATTGAGAAAACCATGTTGGAGCCAGCGGAGGTGCCAGCATGAGATATCAATATGATTCTGAAAAGAATAAGGCCCAGAATGAGCCAGATGTTGCCCAGCTACAATCTGAGCTTACTGATATCCTAGAGGATGCTGGCCGAAATCTTCGCAGGCGAGATGACTTTGATGATGTAAGATATGCTCGCTGGGAGGGTCAGTCACCAGATGATGGCCGCAAGCATGAGGAATATTTAGGGCATAAGCCTACACCATGGGAAGGTGCCAGCGACATTCATATGCGATTGGCCGATAGGTTAATTAATGAGCATGTGCATATGGCACTGGAAAGTTTTTTCCGAGCAAATATGTCAGTCTCTGGAATAGAGACAAGTGATCAGAAAAAAGCAGCCTACTGGAGAGATTGCTTGGCCTATTTCTTAGAGCAAAGGATGCTGCCAGAACTTCGCAGGGAAGTAGAAATCCTTGCACAGGAAATGTTTTCTGGATCTCCTGCA